GAATGTCGAAAGCTGCCGCCCGCGCCGCCGGGGTTTTGCCCTGCACGATCACCTCGAGCTCGGCCTTGTGCTCGTAGGAATAGGAAAGCGGCGAGAGCATGACTTCCGGCTTGCCGGGGTCGCCATCGCGCAGGATCAGCAGGCCGCCCGTCGGCACGCGCTCGGGCAGAATCTCGTCGCGCTGCACGCTCGCAGCGGGCACGGTTTGCAGCGCCGTAAGCAGCGCGGAGAGGATGGTTTCACGCGTGGTCACGTCAGTCCCCTACCCCGATCATTTCCAGAAATCGACAAAATCGTTCCAAAATATTGTCTCCCCATCATCGAGCAGTTTTGCCAGATCGAGCCGCTTTTTCAGCTTCACCTGCGGGACAAGGATAAAGATCGGCACGGTGGTAAACCCGCGCCCGGTTTTGGATCGTGAGGCCACCGCCATCCCCCTCTTATTGATCCGCGACTTGTCGGCGACCAACAGACTCGGTCCGTTCCGACGGTAGACAAACCGTAGTTTTACCCCGCGCCGCCGCTCCCATTCCCCCGGGCTAAGCCGCCTCATGCCGCGCCCCATATTGGCGGCCGGAGTCGGAATTGAGAGATAAGACCCGTTCTTCGAATGGATTGTCAGCCCAAGAACGTGAGCGATAATTATCTTCGGCGATTTCGCCCAGATGAACCCGGCAGGGTCAAAACTGTCGACGTCGGGATAGACCTTGCTCCTGATCGTGCGCGCCAACCTCCGGCCCAGCCCCGCTTCCTCAATCTGTCCGCGCCACTGGTTTTTCATGTGCGTCGTCGCGTGAGTCATGGCCCGCTTTGCCGCGTGTTCGCCCGCCTTCACCTCGGCGTCAAACATCTTGACCATGTCCGTGGCCTCGAACTTCAACTTCATGCCGGCACCAGCTCCAGTGTCCAGATCAGCCGCTCGCGGTCGCGCTTCGGCTCGCCCTGGATGGTGAAGGTGTCGGTGCCAATGATGATTGTGTCCCCCGGCTTCGGGGTTGGCATCTCGGACACGCGCACATCGACCAGCGTGGTGTCCGAGAGGAGCCGCGTAGCCCCGAAGGTGGCCATCTCGTCCGGCGCCTTGCGGATCACCCGCACCGGCAGCGGAGTGCCGCCTTGCGGGGTCCAGGTTGCATCCGCCGCCATGTTTTGATCAGCGAAAATCGCGTCCATGGCGGCGGAGAAGGCGTTCATCAGTTCGAGCTGAACAGACGCACAGCCATCGCCGGGCGTTTGTTGACCGGCAGGATCGAAGCCTCGGTCAGCAGATCGATCCCGTCACCCCGCTCGCGCGGCAACTGGCGCGCATAGAGCGGCAGGCCGATGGTGTTGGCCGTCTCGATCAGATTGGCCGGCGCACCGTAGGTCGTGAAGGTATCGAGCGTGCCCATCGGGAAGGCGATGCCCTCGCCCGCCGGAATCAGCCGCTCGACGGTGCCTCCGGAGAGGGTGACCGAAGCGTTGTATTCCTCGAACAGAATACCGGCGAAGGGGAAGTTGCGCCGCACATCCTCGCGCAGCGGCTGCGCACCCGTCGCCGAGTAATATTGATACGCTGTCTTCGTGGCCGAGTGGCCGATCAGCTTGTCGAAGAACTCGGGGCTGACCAGCGCGTGAACGCTCGTCATGGTCTCGCCTTTAAGCGCGACCTCGATATCCCGGATAACCGTGCGCACCTTGCTCTGCACCTTGGTCCCGGCGGTGCCGAGAACAAAGTCCACCGAGGTCTGGGTGAGCCCGAACTCCGCGAAATAGTCGTAGAGCGTGGTGCCGGCGCCATCCTTGGCGATGCCCCTGAGCGCGTTGATCTCCATGTATTCGCGCGTCTGCGCGTGCTTATTGCGCATCAGCGTGAGCTTGCGCATCATCACCCCGACCAGCGGATCGGCGGTATCGCCTGCACCGAGCGCGGGCACGCCCTGAATGTCCTGCGGCAGGATCACGTCGTTGTGCGGAATCCATGGCAGAGCAAACGAGCGCATCGAGCGGGCCTCGCGGGTGCCGACGGTGGCGGGCGCGCCCAGCGGCACCGAGGGCAGCAGCGACAGCACGCCCTCGCGCTGCTCGATGATCACGCTCCTTTGCGTGATGCCCTCGAAGCGAAACAGGCCCATCTGGCCCAGCCGGGTGTAGAGGTTGGGCAGGATGTTGATCGCTCGGGTCATGTCCGCGAGCGAGTAGCCACCCGCGTCGAACGGGTTGATTACGGTAACCATGATGTGGTTCCTTTCGGTGGTGTTGAGATTACGCGGCGGCGCGGGAAACGATGCCGGCTGCCTTGAGCTGGCCTTCCTTGGTGGTGATCTTGGCCGCCGTGCTGACGGTCGAGTCGTAGACGAGCTGTGCCTTCGAGACGATCGACGGGCCGCGCGCCAGAATCACGCCGGCAGCATCCGCCGCCGTCGCATCAACCGCTTCGAGCAGCACCGCCACGGCGGTTTCCTCGCCTGTCGTCCCGGTGTCGGGCGACAGCGTGTATTTGCCGGACGCGGTCACGATTCCGAGCACCGAGCCAATGGCATAATTGGTGCCGGCCAGCAGGGTCACGGTCTCGCGGGTGTAATCGGGGTTGTCGTCGTACTTGAGGACGTCGCCCATGGTGGGCGATTGAGTGAGGGTTGCCATGGTGTGGCTCCTTTGTCAGTTTGAGATTGGATCAGGCCTGTTTTGCTTCGGCCTTGGCGGCTGCGACGAGCTTGCTGCCCCCCACTGCCACGGTATTTTCGACCGGAACAGGAGCGATCGGCACAACCTTCGCCGCATCGCTCTGCGCAGCCAGTTGCGTCAGCACCGCAGCGCGCAGCACATCCGGACTGGTGCCGTCAGTTACCGCCGCCGCGACATCGACGGAAACTCCAAGCCGGGCCGCCTGTGCCGCAATCGCGGCAATCTCCGCAGCTTCGGCGCGGATGCTGGCCGCCGTCTCACCCGCAGGTGCGTTATGAGCGAAGACCACAGGACCAGGCGCGGTTCCCGCTGCGGCAGTGGTTTCCTGCGGCGTCTGCGCCGGGGGCATGACGGTCGTCTGAACGATCGCAGCCGCCGGTTTCGGCGCAGCCGCCGGTTTCTCAGCGGCGGGAACGACCGTCTGATCGGGCGTGGCCTTCTCGACGGGGGTGCGCAATTTCTTTTGAGGTGCCATCTGTCTGTTCCTTTCAGGGGATTGACTGGTCTTGGGATTTGGTTTCGGCGCGGCAGAGCGCGCCAGCGGTTGGTCGAGAGAGGCGACAAGATCGGCGTGCGCCCCCTCTAGCGTGCCGATCTGGTCGGCAAAGCGCACGTCGATCGCGTGCTGGCCGCGATAGACCGCCGCCTCAGTGGCGGTGACCGCCTGCGGCGTCAGGCGGCGCGCCTTGGCGACATGGGCGACGAACTTCGTGTAGATGTCATCCACATCGGCTTGGATATCGCTCGCTGCAGAAGGCGAGAGCGGGATGTGCCGGCTGCCGTCTGCCTTCTTCGCGCCGGCATAGATCAGCGAGTATTTCTCGCCCTCCATCTGGTCCTCGGCGCTCTCGTCAACATGGATCGCAATGACGCCGACCGACCCGGCCTCGCCAGTCTGGGTGACGATGATCCGGTCGGCGACAGAGGCGATGGCATAGGCCGCCGACAGCGCCTGGTCGCGCGCCACCGCCCAGAGCGGCTTGCCGTAGCTGGCCTTCAGCGCCGCCAGATAATCTACGAGATCGAAGAGTCCCGCGACCTCGCCACCGGGGCTGTCGATCTCCATCAGCACGCCGCGCACATTCGGCAATACAAAAGCACTTTCGGCGGCGTCGGCAATATCGTCGTAGGTGGTGATCCCCAGAAAATCGGAGAGCATTCCGCCGCGCTGCAAAAGAGGCCCCATCACCGGCAGGACCGCAACGCCACCGTCGGTGAGTTCCCAGCCCGGCCGATCTGAAGATGACGTCTGGACGTCGCCAAACATCACATTTGCCATCACCGCGTCGACGGCTCGTGACGCCATAGCGAGCGGGCGATTGGCCAGCCGCTGGCGCAGATCGATATTCATTCGTTTTTTGTTCATGGGGTGTTGCCTCCTGTAGTATCGCTGGGCGTGTTGGCCAATTTGGAGAGCTCCGCTGCAGAGAGCGCGGGAGAGCCGGGGCGCCGGAAGTCGAGCCCGAGCCCCGCCTCGCGCGCCCGGTCCTCGGAAATCTCGGCGTCAACCCGATCGGCGTCATAGCCTCGCTGCGCCATTGCCATCGAGCGGCTCTTGAGCCCGGCCTCGATCTCGGTCACCTCGGCGTTGATATCCTTGAGCGGATCAACCCAGTCCCATTTCGGCGGCAGCCATTCGGCCTTGAGCATGGCGCGGCGCTTGTTGGTGTAATCCGGCAGATCGAGCGCCCCGGCCATCACGGCGGTGTCCATCCACCGCGCCCAGACGCGCTTGCACATCTGGTGGATCAGCACCCGATGCTGCCAGGCACTCACCCGGCGGCGGAACTCGATGATCGACAGCCGCGAGTTGGCGAAGTTGGCCTTGGCAAGATCATTGCTGACGTAGGAATAGGGCACGCCCAGCGCCGCCGATACCTGCAAGAGCGTGCGGTATTGGAAGGGCTCATAAGACGATCCTGAATCGGCCGGATTGGATGTCGTCACATCCTCACCCGGCTCGAGCTGCACGACTTGGCCGGGCTCGACCGCGAGCGGCCCATCGCCGCGGGTCATGTCCGTCTGCTCCGTCGTGGTGACAAAGATCGCGAACATCGAATTGACTTTTTTGCGATCAAGCTCGGCGTCGTCGTATTGATCAAGGAAAAACAGCTTGACGATGGCCGGGGAGAACCGCGAAACGCCTCTGATCTGTCCTGCCTCGATCGGGTCGATGACGTGGATCACCTCGTTGGCGTTGACCCGCACAATCTCGCCCGCCATCCTCGGATCGGTATTATCGCCAGGATGACGGCGGTAGAAATAATAAGCCGAGCGCCGCCCGATCAGGTCGAACTCGATGCCCTGGCGGATCATGCCGCCGCCGTCGAGTTCCCTGGTCATGTTGATCGGCAGCATCTCCGACGGCAGCATCTGAAGCTGCAGCGGCACCGACAGGCCGTCCTTCGGCAGACGCGGGCGAAAGCGGAAGAACACCTCGCCTGCCATAAACATCTCGCGCGCGGCACGGCGCTGCAGCCCATAGAAATCGGTAAGCCCCTCGGCATCCGCCTCGCCAGCCCATTCGTTCCAGAGCGCCTGGATAGCTGCTTTCTGCGTCGCGTCGGCGACCTTCGATGTCGGCTTTATCCCGTCACCGACAGCATTGCCCGCCCAGCTTTCCAGCGCATTCTGCGCATAGCCGTTATTGCGCACCAACCAGCGGGCGCGGGCGTTGATGGTCGGCCCGGCCGCGCCGATCAGGCTGTTGACGTGCGCGCGGCTCGCCTG